CTTTTTAATAGTCTTAGAAGTATTAATGCCTTTAGCACTATCTACTAAGAACTTTATCATGTCAAGTTTGTCATCATCTGACTTCTCAACAAAACCTATGTTTTGCATACTGGCACCTGTTACTGGGCTTGTTGCTGAATCTTCTTCTGTGATTGTTACCAATCCTGATTCTTTGTCCCAAAATACATTTTCAAGAATTGTGTCAGTACCCTCGCCTGTAATGGTGTCAACACCATCTACCTTTTCAACAGATAGGATGTTTGCAAACTGATTTGCTGGACTGTCAACGAGGGATAACTCAACCAAGTCGTAGTCCTTAATAATTCTAATAGCGGAATCGCTCTTTTCGTCATAGCCATCATCCCACTTGTTCATCTTACCACCAATAGAAAAACCAGTAAGTGTGCCATCTAGAACCTTTTCCCAAGTGTCCTGTGCACCCTTTGAAACATAAGCAGATACATAGACACCCTGATAGAACTTCTTTGTCTCTGGGTCAAAGTACTTGTCTTCCTTGAATGCTACCATTTTGCCTACCGCTTTTGGCTGGTGCATTTCACGAATGTTACCACGGAACTTTGAGAAGGCATTTACAGAAGCCTCTGGGGTAACGATATCGTTCTGCTTATCAATATTATCTAGCGTAGCAAACCCAGAAACAATTCTGCGTTCTGTGTCTACTTTTGTGAGTGGCATAGAGATGCGGACGTTATTTCCGTCAATGTCGAAATGTGCCTTCTGAATACTCATAATACTAATTATAGCCCCTTTTTAATAAAGTGTTATACAAATGTTATTATACCACTTTTTTAGGCGGAGCGTCTCCCCTCGCCTTGTGCATTTCTTCCTCTAGTCGTGGCTGTGTTGTCAGCCTGTGCCTGTTGGCGTTCTGCGTCACGTTCTCTGTTACCAGCATTGTTTGCTGCAGAGTCTGCTGCTTGGCGAGGTGTAGGAACAACCATAGAGTCGCTCTCCTCACGTTCTGGCAGGTTGAGAAGTTCACGAGCCTCGTTAGGAACCATAATCTGGTTCTTAACATAGTTGGTAAGAATCTGTGACTGAGCCAATTCATCTGTGAGTGTAAGTTCGTTGAACTTGAATTCTAGGACATCTGTCTTCTCACGAATAATCTTATTAAGAATCTTTTCAAGGTTGCGTTGTGCTGGTCTTGCTACCTGCTCTTTAAATGTTCTATCCTGTGCTAGTGAGTCAGCGATAGTTGATGAACTGCTACCACCGAGTTTTGATAGTGGTACTTGGTGAGCAACTAGGATATCATCACGGTTCTGATTACGATACTGGCTGAATGAACCTTCCTGAATACCGTTCTCAATTGGCTCCATCTTGAACTCGACCTTGTTTGTGTCCGAGTCTCCTGGAAGTGGAATGTATAGAGTTCTGTGTGACTGACCCTTTAGACCTGTCTGCAAGAAACGGAACAACTTGTCTTCTGCTTCTTGTGTCAACTGAGCACCCTTTAGAGTTACGATGTAGCGTGGAACAGCCTTGTTGTTGAAGTAGTCAATGTTATATTGTGATGCAAGCATGTCTCCCAGAAGAGATGGCATAGCAGCCATGATGTCTGGAACACCATAGAAAGTATTTAGTGGGGAGTATTCCTTGATGTGGATAATCTCGTTAGGACGTGGGTCCTCTGTAATGTAGTTTACGTTCTTTGCACCGAAGTTGCGGAAGTAGACAACCTTGTTTGCAATAATCTGGACAAAGCCATCACGCAATCTACGGACACGCATAGTTGATGCAGGGATGTGTCCAATGTAACCAATCTCTCCAGTTGTTGTTCTACCAACTTCAATATATCCGTTACCCATAGCGTGGACATCGGTGAATACCTTTTCAAGAACTGATGAGAATGACTCATCTTGGTTTAGACCTTCTAGCCAGTCTCTCAACTGAATCTTTAGTCTTTCAATTCTGTTTCTAGCACGAGCCATCTGGTCTGCTGTGGCTGCTTCTAGTTTTAGGTTTGTCTTGTCTGAAACGATAAAGTCGTATCCTAGACCTACTGTGTTCTCTACTTTGGCATCAATAGCAGCGTGGTTAGCGAATGATGTGTCGTAGTAACTTGCTAGTTCATACAGGTTGTATGGTGGTGTAATTACGTCAAATAATGCATATGCATTACGAAACACTACCCCAGGATTAATGGCATTTGAACGTGCTCCGCCTGTACCCATCTGGATTGCGTTAGCAGATTCTAGGTATGCATCATCTCCAAGAGCCTTTGCCATTCTGGTGCTTCTACGCTTGAAGTTAGCCTGCATACCGTTAAAGCCTTTAATCTCATCCCAAGATTTAATAAAAGGGTCTAGACTAGCAAACTCGTTTTCGACAACCTGTGCCTCATCTAGTCTTGCTGGTGTGTATGCCTGTTCGTAAATCCTTGCTGCATCCTGTCTAGTTGCTCACTGTATTCTTCATCTGACACCTTGCGAACATTAGCATAGAACAATGGCTGTCCATCTGTGAATCCTAGCCATCTTGCTTCGTTGCGAAGCAGGGTAATTCTTGATTCGTCACCCTTCATTGAGTCAATGCTGAGGGCATTTCCGTGGTCATCTGTAAGAACCTTACCAGAACGTAACTGCCAAACGTAGATTCCATAGTCTGAAAAAGGCTCTTCTACGACAGTAACTCTTGTTTTGCCAATTTGGTTGGGCATGACTTGACCAATATCTTTTGTAGTATCTATATTCATAACCACTAGTATACCACATTATGAAATAATATATGTAAGTCTGTCTTTAACCGTGTCATCCTGATAGTGATATTTATACTTTTCGTAGTTCAGGGCAAAGTTTCTGTTTATATCTTCATCACTATAAACCTTATTTGTTCCAGTAAACATTGCATAAATGCTTTGTGGTATTGAAGAAGTATTATAATATGTTAGATTATCTATTGATATCTTACCTACCAGGGCAAATTCACCAGTTGTTCCAGAAAAGGCTAGAGGTGTAGTAAACAAGATGCCTAGAGTATACCACTTGTTTGGTGTTATTGATGGACTTGCTGTAAGTTCATTATTTAAATAATAAGTCATTTGATAATTTGTTCCAGCAGTTTCTGTAGAAGATAAGGTAGCAATGTTGAGGTTAACGGAATCTCTTGTTAAATTAAACTTTATGTTCCTGCTACTTGTTTGAATTTCAAATATTTGTTCTGTAGAACTTGGAAATCTTGCTTGATAGGGAGCAGTTGCTTCGTGTGGTCCGTCATAGAATATTGATACTTGCAGGAATCCTATAGATGCTCCATCTGGTATTGGAAGACTAATTCCACGGTATGTCCCTAAATCGCCAACCAGTCTAATCCCAGAATCTCTAGAAAGATATAGGTGTGGATTATCGTTCTTGCCAATAAGGAATGGGTTATAACCTTTGTAATTGTATGTTCTTGTGCCTCCCGAAAGCGTATAGGTGTATGGTATTAGGTCTGTCCCAAATTTTGTACCTATTGGGTTTTTACTCGATGTAGATGTGTTCAAAGCCTGGGAAGACAAAGACATCTTTTGAAGTTCAATTCTGTTATATGTTGTGTCTAAAACATCAAAGTCTAGGTGAATAACTGCAGCATATTCTTTTAGGTCTATTCCGCTTGGAGGATAAATAATAAAATTATCTGTTATTTCATACTTTGTGGTCTCCCATCCAGTGGTAGGAGAAATAGTTCTATTTAGGGCTGGCAAAACATTTGTAGTAAAATAACTATCTTCTTTTGCTTCTTCGTTCAATGGTTCGAAAGTTATGTATGAACGAGATGCTGTTATTAGTTTATTTGTTGTCTGTAATTTTGTTGAATCTGATGAATTTATTAATATTGGAGATTCGTAACTATAATTAAACTGCAAAAAATCAAATGAATATGTGCTGCTGTCTATCTGTTTGCAGAAGTGGCTTAGAGGAATGTTTGTTTTCATATAGCCATTTGTTGCTACAGACAGTCTGTTTGTAGTAACACCAGTGTTTAGAGTGTCTACATATACTCTTAGGTCGTAACTTCCTATAATGTTATTTTGAACTGCTGCTGCACCAGTTGGTGTTGTGTTAATTGCTGAAGGATAGTAGAATATTCCAGTGGACAACTTTAGCAATGACCTCTTGTCTAGATTATCTTGTGTTAGAAATTTTACAGAATATATGTTTGCTGTTGATGTTTGGTTTGGACTAGTGCTATTGCTGTCATCGCCACAAATAAATACCGCCAGTGATTCTGGACTGCTAAAAAAGTTTTTAACATTTGGTATTCCAATTTGAGAGCAGTAGTCTGAAAACTCCTGTATATCTATACCAATAATAAAGTTATATACTGAGTTATATAGTGCAAGGTTGTTTCCAGAACTTGTTAATACTGTCTGCTCTGCTGCCGCTCCATATTTTAATTTAAAATATATTGTAGAAGAGTTTACGGTTATTTTAAAGTAATCTCCAAGACTATTTGTTAACTCAAAAAGTACCTGCTCTGAGGACGGAAGTGCTGAATAATATCCATGAATATAAAATCCTTTTGTAGGGTCCTTCAGCATATTTAGTGATGGTATCTCTAGGTTTGATGCTGCGGTAGAAAGATTTCCAGAAGATGGCTTAAGATTAAACACGGTACTAGTTAGTGATGGACCTGTTTCTGCTGAAGTAGAGTTGAAAGTTGGAAGTTCATAACGATATGTCATCATGTATGCTGGGTTAGTTTGTAGGTCTACATTGTCATTCTTTGCTGTTGACCATGGTGATGTTATTGGATGGATATAATTAGCAGCGTAATTAGACTTAGAACTATCTATTACCACTGACTTTCCTTCGTATGGAGATACTGTGTCATCCTTAAAAGGAACAGCCTGACCATAGTTAAATCTTAAAGACGCTAAGTCTTTCTCTACTCTGTATGGATAAACAGATATGCAGTCATAAGTACCCTGCCCAAAAACTATATAACTAGACGCAGAAATTTGCTGTATGTCTGATTCTTCTAGCAATAGTGTCCCAACTATTTCGCCATTAACGATAAGGCTTGATGCGTTAGGAGAGTATGTTATTTGAATCAATAATGGTCTATTGAAATCTTTGATATAGCAAGATACAGACTTGCTTCCTATTTGCAAAATTAGAGATGTTTGATTTGCATAAAGACCATTGCTATCATTAGCCAATGAACCAACTATTTTCTGTCTGCCACCAGTTTGGATTTTTTCTATTTTAGCCCAAAACTCTAATGTACGTTCTCCATATTTTTCTTTAGGGTTCATAAACCCTTGGCTAGGGATAGTTATTGTATTGGTTGAGTCATAAAAATAAAGGGAATATTCTGAGCCATTAACTATTGGTGCTACCTTGCGAATAGCAACTCCTGACGCAACGTAGCCAAAGTCTCCATTTCCAGAGTAGTCTGCAATAATTTTACCAGTACCTGTTTGTGAAAAATAACCTAAAGATACATTTGATGAAGTGTGAAAGCCATTGCTTAGTGCGTAAGATGATGTTGGGTGATGTGCAAGAACCTTGTCTAAATAATAATTTGATTTAATAGCCATATCTATAATTCTACCACATAAGAAAATGCCCTGCCGAACTAACGACAGGGCACTTCACTTTATTTAGTTTTTATCTGGAATTTTGATTTCACAGTAATCGGTGGTGCAGTAGGCTTCGCCTTGTGCTTCCAGATTGTCTACTCCATCATAGATAGCAGAGAAGTCAATCTTTGCTAGTCTTCCGATGTAGTAGTCATACTCATCTTCAGTAATCTCTGTATATGGTTGCTGTGGATAGACATCATTACCCATTGATAGGAATGATACCGCCTTTAGTTGTCCCTCATACATGTTGAGAACTGATGTGATGTGTTCTGTTTCCTTTTCCTTGTCAAATGACAGGGTTACGGAAACTCCGTTGTCTGACCAATACTTCTGAGCAGTAGCAGCAAGGGCTGTCTTCTCAAATAGAGTAACATCCTTTTCTGCTCGCTTGTGACCAGATGCAATTGGGAAGTAGACTACGGAAGTATTTGCTGATACTAGGTCTAGTTCAATCTTGTACCCTGCTGCCTTGAACAGGTGTAGCATTGGGTCTTGGTTACTAAAACGGATTGCTCTTAGATAGAACTTTCCACCTGGACCCCAGTGAACACCAGGGGTAGCACCAGAAAGAATAGATACAGAACCAGATGGCTTAACTGTAGTTACACGAATTGATTCACGAACACATAGCCATTCTGAATACTTGTTGTCATAGTAGCGAATCTTGTTGTATCCCTCGTCCATCCAGTTACGGACAGTTGGTAGACCATGCTCATCAGCGAATGATGCGATGCCTGTTAGAGATGTTCCGATTCTACGGTTTCTTTGCATGATACCGTTGGTCTGTTGCCAGTGAGTAGGAAGAAGTGTAACAGTCTTGCCATACAAATAAGCGAACTTGAGTGTACGCAAGAAGTCTTCCTTGCTTTCGTGACGGTTTAGGTGAACCTCAACTAGAGTACATAGTTCGTATGATTCTAGTGGCTGTTCTGCACATGGGTTGAAGCCCATTACACGATAGTCCTTGCCATCTGCTGGGTCTGCTAGTCTTCCATAGTTACGAGCAACGTCTAGCCAGATAAAACCTGGTTCTCCGTTGTCAGCGATACGGTCAACATACTTTGAGTAGTCCATACCAACAGTTGCAGCAACTGAGTTGTTTGACATCCAAGCCCAACCTGGATTTTCAGGGTCATAAGAGTTACGCTCTGGGAACACTTCTGGATTCTTTAGGTTTAGGAAGTCATCGTCACCCTCTGCACCCAAAGCAAGGGTAGCAGAACGTCTGACGTTACCAGAAACCACGCAAGTACCAATAAGGTTAACAAGGTCAACAATAGCACGAGCATCTAGTGTCTCTCCTGCTCTCTGTCCTAGAACATGGCTAATGCGTTCATGTAGTTTGATTAGTGGTGCTGGTCCTGACGCTACCCCACCAAATCCCTTGATAGGAGCACCTTCTGGACGAACCTCAGAATAGTCAAACTTCTGGATGTTCTGACCTACACGAAGATATGAGTTGATTAGCAAGCGTGTTGCTTCTACCCATCCTTCACGAGTGTCAGGAATAACATAGGTTACTTCTGGTTCTGATGGTGCATAGATTTGGAAGTTCTTGTCTTTGCCAAGGGTATCGAATCCAACTCCAATGCCAAGCATCAAAGCATCCATCACCCAAGCAAACAACTGACCTGGGTCATTCTTGTCTAGGTCTTTGGTAGATACCATAGCACAGTTCTGCAAAGCAGCAGAATTACGCTTTTCCATTGTGAGTGGTGTACCAAATGTCCACATACCACGTCCTGGTGGTGTCCATTTTAGTGTGAACATTCTTTCAAATGCTTCTTGTGCTGACTTCTGTGCCTTGTAGTCGTTCCATGGGAGTCTGTTCTCCTTTGCATGGTTCTTCTGGACAGAATACATACCTTCGATAACTCTGCGTACAACTTCGTACCAGCGTTCTTTAGTTCCGTCATCTTTGACTCGTGAGTAAGTGCGAACAAAGGTAATTTCACCTAGTGCGTTGCCACCTGCATCCACGAATCCAAAGGGTGATTCCAATGATTTGTACTTTTCGACAAAATCTGTTGGGAGTGTAAATGAGAAAAAATCTGACATAGTGTTTCCACCTTTCCATAACTGTGATGTATAAAGTATACCACAGTTTTAAGAAAAGTCAAACACTACCTTAAAGTATAGGTTTAAGCCCAGTTACCAGCAATAAGTGTTTGAGAAGAAGTTCCAAGTTTTTCTATTTCAAAGAAGGAGCCTGCGGTGGCAACTGTTGATGAGCCTGTTGAATTCATTAATATCTGAGGCGTTAGTGTGCTTGCGGTTGTAGCATTGCTAGTAAAGAATCCTTCAAACTCTACCACCCTATCGGTTGAAAAAGTTGAGGCTGATGAAATTGTTGTTCCTGCATTGCTTGCAGTCAGTGCTGCTTTTTCAAATGTTGAGTTGTTTCCATTTTGGTTATAAGTTTTATAATTATATTTAAATATAACAGGTGCATTGCTAAAAGCAAAGGCTAACTGAATTGTTGCTGTTCCAGAAGTAAATGTAGTTGACAAATAATAAACTCCTCTAAATCTATAGGCTTTTCCAACTTCTAGTGAAGACAGGACATCGTTTGCAGCGGCAAATGGGCTTACTGGTGTTGTTGATGTTGCAGCAGTTGAGTTTGCAACTGCATAAACCATTTGTGGTGCACGAATAAATCCAAATCCTGGACCTGCACCTGTAGTCTTTGTTGTTGAAAGTTGTAAAGATTCTGCTGCTGCGGCAACCATTCCAAACTCTTGGTTTGCTGTTGTTGGCACTGTTCCTGACGGTAGTTTTATTGGTGCTAAAGACGTTGACGTTGTTGCTCCGACAAAGGCTCCTGTCATAGTTCCGCCACCTTTAAGCAGCGGTGCAGTCGTGGTCCATGCCATGCCTCCTCCCACTGGTGCATATTCAATTACTTGACCATATGTTGTTGGAAGTGCTGCAGGATAAATATCTCTGTATGAAAGAACCCTAAATGATGGTGCCCCTGCAGCAGAGTTTGGAGAGGCAAAAAATGTATTTGCAGTTTGTGATGGCAATGCTAATGTTCCATTAATTGTTGTGGTTATTCCAGTTCTACCAATCGTTACAGAGCCAGTATCTGTAAGTGTTCCAAGAAGAACTCCACCTTTTACAGATGTTCCAGCAGTTGTTGAAGATACTCCAGCATCTACATACACATTTCCACCTGTCACTGTGCCAACATCAAATACCTCTTCGTGACCAGCACCTCCACCTTTAATATATACATGTCCTGCAGTAACAGTAGTAGTACCTGTTACTGTTGGACCATTTATAAAAGCAGAAACTCCTGTTCCTCCTGCAGTAGTCCTTCCAACATTAACAGTTGGAGCCTGAAGATTAATAGTGCTAGAACTAGTAGCGTTAGTTCCAATATTGACAGTTGTTGACGATGCCCCTGTAGTACCAAGGTTAATAGTTTTTGTTACGTTGTTTGTGGCAATATTCAGGGTTGTTGCAGCGAGACCAAAGTTGATTGTTGTAGCAGTTGTGGTCAATAGGTTAAACGATGCTGAACCAGCAACAAGGCTTGTATTAATTGTTGGACTCGTCAGGGTATTAGACCAAATTGGAGTATTTCCAGTACCCTGAGAAATAAGCATCTCGCCAAGGTTACCAGCCTGAGCGTCTAATGTCAGACCTCCATCAATGTTTATCCTGGAAGCAGTAGGTATTTGTATACCAGAAATATGGCTTTTCATAAGTCAATTATACCAGACTAAGCACCAAGAAGTGTTAGTCTATAGACTCCAGCAGTTACTGTTGCTGAAGCATTCCATTTAACAGTAACGTCACCACTAGTATCATTGATAAAGAAATCTGGCTCAACTGTAGCACCAGTAGAAACTTCTTTTAGTGATGGAATGATAGAACCGATTGCACCAATTCCGTGAGTTCCTGCTGATACTGTCCAAGTTACTTCTCCAGATGATGGAGTAAGAGAAGCATTAGTTGCTGTGTACCTCTTTACTCCCGAACCTGCTACGAATGCTGTAGTGGCAACAAGTGTGCTAGAGTTACCAGCGGTAGCAGTGGTAGCAGTTGCTGCACCAATATCTCCACCAGCAAATACCAAAGCACCAGAACCTGATTCGTCAGACAATGCTGCACGAAGATTTGCACTTGAAGGTGTAATAAGGAATGCTCCAACGTTTGCACCAAGGTTGCTAATACCTGCAACTGGCAGACCTGTAGCATTTGTTAAGGTGGCGGATGAAGGTGTTCCAAGAGCACCACCGTTATAAAGAACAGTACCACCAGCACCAAAAGCAACTGATGATGAATCTGTACCAGTAAATGTAAGTGTGTTACTAACGCTAAGTGTTTTAGCATTTGTGATAGTTAGAGTACCAGTAGAAGAAGTAACTGTAAGACCGTTAATGCTCTTGTTAGTCAACGCTTCTGAACCAGCAATGGTAGCAAGTGTACCAGTAGTAGGAAGTGTTACGTTGGTTGATGCAGTTGTAGTCAGAGTTAAAGCATTTGCACCAGAAGTAGTAAATGTTCCTGCAAGAGTTCCAAGATTGTCAATGCTTACTGCACCTGCACCGCTTACAGAGAATTGTGCGTCTGGGAATGAAGCAATACCAGGGCTAGAAACAGTTGCAAGAGGAACTGCTCCAGCACCAGAGAACTGAGTCCAAACAACACCAGTAGTTCCAACGGTAACGTTAGCGGTAGTCTGAACATATCCATCTCCACCATTTGCAGTACCAGCAATAACATAAGTTAAGTCACCAGCATCAATTTCTGGAGACTGGTCGTTGTCTACTGCACGAGTAAAGATGAATGAAGTTGTGTTTCCAACAGAGCCAACCTGAGTAACGGTATAGATACCATTCTGTAGGTTTGCAGCCTGGTCTTTAATAAGAACACGGTCAGTAACAGTTAGAGACTGACCATCAATAGTAATGGCTGTCCAGTTAGAAGATGTAGCAATAGTAAGAGTTGCATTTAGACCAGAAGTTCCATTTGCATAAGTTGTGGTAATAGTTCCACCAACAAGGTTTCCTGTAGTACCAAGAGCACCTGTGGTTGCATACTTAACAGCCTCGTGAACGTTGATACCAGCAGAAACTGTGTCTACATAAAGTTTAGTTGCAGCGTCACCGTCAGCACTAGGTGCTCCAAGACCTGTAATCTTGTTGCTTCCCATAGCAATGTTGCCACCCATGGTCAAACCACTTAGTGTTCCAACGCTAGTTAGAGAAGATGCGGTGACTCCAGAGTTTAGAGTGTTACCAGATAGTGTACCTGCTGCTGCAGTAACGGTGATATCGGCTGAACCGTTGAAGGAGACTCCGTTAATGTTTCTGGCGTTTTGAAGGGTTGTTGCGGTTGATGCGTTTCCTGTTAGGGCACCAACAAAAGATGTTGAGGTTACAGATGATAGACCTGCAATGGTTGTGGCGGTAGCACCAAGAGCCACCGATGTGCTACCAATGGTAACAGCGTCTGTACTAAGGGCTACGCTTACTGCTGAAGACCCATTTCCAATTACAATCCTTCCGCTTGAGTATGCCAAAGCACCTGTTGCAGTTCCTGCTGAGTTTGAACCCAGGGCTGCATTAAGCAGTAGATTACCGTTTAAATCTATGCCTGTTAAAAATTTTCTAGCCATTTTCTATTCTCCTTCTAAGACAGATACGCATATCCTATTTGCGGCTCTGATAGCGTCACTCTAATTTCATTAGTGCCAACATACTCGATATCGCATTCTAGGATAGTTCCATTATAATCGGTTATTATGACATTTGGCTTAAAAGAGAGTGGATGGATAATAGTCCACAAAGAAAGCAATGCATTCTGTGCATGGGTATAAGCGATGCTTTCAACATCTACCCCCATGTAATCAAGATTGTTCCATTGAGTGATACCGTCACCAATTTTAATCTTATTGGTATCGGTTTCTACTCCAATCTCACCAGCAAGCAGAATAGGGTTGGTCGAAGTCCAGCGACTTGACGTTCCCCTTTTCTGTTGCATCGTTGGCATGTTACTCTGTTACCTCTTCTTGAACTAGTGTTCCCAGTTCTTCGTTGTATACAGAAATCATCTGCTCAAGCAGGTTGAGGTTGTTGCCAATCTCTGTTTGTGCCTGCTCATTTGGTTCTTTTTGTGCGTTTACTACCTTTAGATTTAGGGTAAGTTGATACGCCTCAACTGCTAGTTGCTGTACTCTCTGTGTTATTACCGCTTTTCTTTCATCAACGGTTAGTAACGTATTAAAATCAATTGACATGATTTGCCCACCTTTCAAGTGTAATATGGATTAATTATAGCACAGATATTGTCTAAATGCCGAAATAGTGGTATAATTTATATACGACACCCTTCAACAAGGTGTTTTTCCATTAAGGAGGAAAATATGAATAATTCAAAAATCAAAAGATTACTCGCTACAGGAATTTTAAGTTTAATGCTTACTGGCTGTGTTACCCCTCAAGCCAGTGCCACTGAAATGCCTCAAACACCAGTTGTAAAAGCAAATCCTTCTGTGAAGGTTAGTTTTACAGCCAAACTAATTTATACTACTAAAGTAAATAGAAATACAGAAAAAATGCAAGAAACAGTTATGAAACTAATGAGACGTGTCAATAAGACTTCTTATGTGTTTTCTGGTTCTACCCCATACGGATGGGACTGTTCTGGAATGGTAAGGTGGACATACAGACAATTTGGACTAGACGTTCCACACTCTGCTAACAAGCAAGCACACATAGGAAAAAGGGTATCCAAGCCAAAACTAGGAGACATCGTTGTCATGGCTTATAATGGTTCAACTAACTTCTATCACTCTGGAATCTATATTGGCAAGGGTAAAATAGTAAACGCTCACTACGAAGCAGACACTACAATTATTCAGCCACTAAGTGATTACAAAAATAGTCAAATACGTTTTGTAAGAGTTTTAGAAACTAACTAATCTTTGGCAAATAGGTCAAAATTAGAACTAGCCATCCCATTTACATTAAGGGATAGTTTGTCTTTTCTATTTTTAAACTTTAAGTTATGCGTACAAACATGTAGCATATTCTTTGGTAGATAACCCCAAGCATACTCTATGTAGTTGTGGTCTGTCGTTCTTTGAGTGATAGCCAATGCCTTCTTACAATACTTTTTGGCATTTTTCCAGTCTTCCTTTAGGAAGTAATGGATAGCAAGAGAAACCAGTGGCTCACGAGCATACCAAGCCTTGATTGCTGATAACAAATGCTTCTTTGCTTTCTTAGGCTCTAAGGCTGAAAGGATTATGTATGAAGCAGCAATGTCTGTAGCCATAATATCTGAATTCTTCATAGAAACAAATTTCTTAAACTCTTTAATTGACTTATCTACATCTTCTGTAATCAAAGCCTTTGCGTAGTAGAGTTGATATCTGTGGCTTTCAGGGTCTTCGTCAAGAGCATCCTTAATCAGTGGGTTATAGCCTATCCTGCTTTTGCTAACATCTGGATAGTGAAGGATGTGGAAATCTTCTGCTTCCTGTATGACGTGGTTTTCGTTTCTGTCTGCGACTATGTATTCGTGGACTATGAATTTCCAACGGTATCCGTGACGAGCATGAACTTTAGCCTGAGAAGATATGTTCCCTGGAATGGTTTGGTCTTGATTATTCCAACTATGAGTGTATCTGTAAAGGATTTGAGTTCCTGTTGTTTTTTCTAACGCTTCTCGCCATCCCTCATCTAATACCTCGTCCATATCCAAAGATATACACATGTCAATATCGTCAGGTAGTGAAGCAAGAGCAGCGTTACGAGCATCATCAAAACGCCAAGGCTTAATGGATATATTAATTACATTAATGCCAAGTTTCTTAGCAAGTTTAACAGTCTTATCTGTAGAACCTGTATCAGCAATTAGTAGATAGTCTGCATCTTTGGCAGATTCATACCAACGTTCTACGAATTTTTCTTCGTTAAGGGCAATTGTGTATACCGCAATTTTCATACCTAAATCCTTTGTTCGATATCTATTATAGCACTAACTGGCTGCGATGTAAGTTCCGTTGACGTAAAATATGCTTGCTGTTGTAAAGGTAGTGGGAGTACCCTGAGAAAGAGGACTTTCAATAAGTGGCTTTGGGTTGGCTGTTGTTTCTTTTAGCCAGTGCATGTCTAGAGTCTGAGAGCCTGGAAGGTGGTCAGCAACCATTTGGATGTGCCCATTAAGTTCGTCTGGCGGTAGAGCAGGATTCACCCATCCCCACATAGAAAAGTGGTTTGCTGCTGATGCAATCGGAACAAAAGGTAGGTCAACTTTAAATTGACCAGTTCCAAAATTAGTCACGGTAGTCATGTCAATCTTAATGTTAAATGTAACAAGTTGACCAATCTTAATATAGTAAGAGTTGTATGTTGGATAGGTTGTTCCAGTTCCAGTAAATGTCAGACCTGTTGCTTGAAATGTTGGCGACCATCTAACTGCTACTGGATTGAGTGCTGGTCCAGTGGGTCCTTGTGGTCCTGTGGCACCAGTAGGTCCTGTAGGACCAGTTGCTCCTATAGGTCCAGGCATCGGAATAATCCTTAGCCTATTCATTAAATAACACCAGCATCTATAGCGTCAGTCTTACGAATGTATCTTAAATCGTTTGTGGTATTTTGTGCTGTCTGGTCGAAGGATATGGATTGAGTTTGTGAGTTATATACTAGAGGCGAAGAAACTGAAGACAGTCCGTCTCCTGGAACACCCTGTATACCCTGTGGACCTTGTGGACCTGTGATTCCTCTGGCTCCTGGAGATGGAACAATTCTAACTACCGCTGGGGCATCATAGTTAACAATCTTAATAATAACATCATTGTCTTCTGGTGTGTGAACAAAGAAGTCTTGACCTAATACTCTTGGAGAATTAAAATTAGGCATTTAGTGTCACATCCGAAATCACGACAATCGTACCGATTACTGGAGTCCAGATTTGAGAACTTATTGTTACTTGTAGGTCAAAGGTTAGTTCTCCTGCGATTGCTTTTTGACCATTACCCCAATCATCTGTGATTTGTGCAGGAGCAACGATATCGACATAGCCAGATGCTGGAGTAACTGTCAGGGTATAGAAAGTGTCTGTCTTAGGGTCATGGGCAGTTGACGAATAGGTCCAAGATGATGTATTATAATATGTGGTACCATCTGTCTCATAGAACTCGATACGAATTCGGGCGGTATCACCACGAACAACTTTCCACTGAAGATTAACAGGGTCAGCACCTAGTTTAAACGGATGAGAGTTGGAATTGTAATTAGACATATAAACATTATACACCATAAATAAAGAACCAGTGCCTGAAGTGGGTATGAGAGAGAGTATCAGACACTGGCTCTTTTCTATTATATCAGTTTATACAGGGGTTGTGGATAACCTTGTGGATAACTTCATTTGACAAATCTGAAAAAGTATGCTACCCTCTTATCTATAGAGATAAGGGCTATATATT